GAACCCGCAGATCGTCTACGCCTCGTCCACGGGCTACCCAGACAGCGAGATCCTGTGGTCGCTGGTCAACCGCGGGCGCTCCGGTGGCGACCCGTCGCTGTGCTACATGGAGTGGTGCGCGTCCCCGGATGCGGACCTCGATGACCGGGACGAGTGGGCTGCGGCGAATCCGGCGCTGGGCTTCCGCCTGACCGAGAAGAAGATCGCCGCCGAGCGTGCGTCGATGCGGGATGAGGACTTCGCCCGCGAACGCCTCGGCCTGTGGGCCGAGGCGGGCCTGCAGACGGTGTTCCCGGCGGGTTCGTGGGAGAACTGCGGCGACGAGGAATCGAAGATCAGTGGCTCGCCACACTTCGCTGTGGCGATCTCCACGGACCGCCACAATGCCTCGATCGCGGCCTGTGGGGACCGTTCGGACGGCCTGAATCACGTGGAAATCGTGCAGATCGGGTCGGGAACTGACTGGATTCTGCCGGAACTGGTCGACATCACCCGCAGGAACGGCGGATCTGTGGTGATCGACCCTGCCTCGCCCGCCGGGACGCTCCTGGATGACCTGAAGCGGGCCGGGGTGCGCGTGCACAAGGTCACGGCGACGACGTATGCGCAGGCGTGCGGGTCGCTGTATGACGCGGTGCAGAACAAGGAGCTGCGGCACCTGGATGACGACGTGCTGAATGGCGCGGTGGCGGGTGCGACGACGCGGAACCTGGCCGGCGGGTTCGCTTGGGATCTGACGAAGTCGCGGGCGGACATCACGCCGCTGGTCGCTATCACGTTGGCGCGCTGGGGTCACCAGACCTACGGCGGCGACATCTCGGAGGCGATCTGGTGAGGAAGCTCCCGCGCCGCCCCGGCTTGCTCCCCGGCCTGCTCGCCTTCGCCCTGATCGTCGCGGGGGTCGCGCTCATCTACTGGCCTGCCGCGCTGATCGTCGCCGGACTGCTGCTCATCATCGACCGCATCACTAGCTGAGGAGGAACGCCGCGTGGGCCTGTTCCTCGGACGTGAGCTAGAGCGGCGGCAGGTCTTCCCGGAGCCCATCATCCCGCCTTTCCCAGGCGCCGATGGGGGCGGCTATGTCAGCGTCGGCACGAACCCGGACATGGCGTTCCAGGTGCCGACGGTTTGGGCGTGCATCAACCTCATCGCGGGGTCGATCTCGTCGATGCCGCTGGAGACGTTCCGCCGCACGACCGAGCCGGGCGCGGTGCCCAAGCGCATCCCCGACCCGGCGCTGATCGTCAAGCCCGACGACGACATGACGCAATCCGAGTGGATCCACATGCTCGTCGTGTCGCTGCTGGCGCGCGGTAACGGCATCGGCGTGATCGGCCGGGACTCGAACCTGTACCCGCGCACGAACCACCTGCTGCATCCCGACCTTGTGCGTATCGCTGTGGACAAGGACACGGGCCGGATCACGTACACGAATCGGGTGACGAACCGGGAGATCCCGCCCGACAACGTGTGGCACATCCGCGGGCTGACACTGCCCGGCACCCGGGTGGGCCTGTCGCCGATCTCCTACGCCGCCGCGACTCTCGGCCTCGACCTGGCCTCCCGCCGGTTCGCCTCGCAGTTCTTCGACGGCGACGGCGTCCCGAAGGCGATCATCCGGGCAGACCAGCAGCTCAACCAGGAGCAGTCCCGCTCGCTCAAGGACCGCTTCATGGCCTCCGTGCGGGGTCGTGAGCCGATGGTGATGGGGATGGGGCTGGAGTACCAGCAGATCCAGGTCCACCCCGAGGAGTCCCAGTTCCTCGCCACGCAGCAGGCCAACGTTGCGCAGATCGCCCGCTATTTCGGTGTCCCCGCGGCGATGGTCGACGGCCCGGCCGGTGGCGGCATGCAGTACAGCAACACCGAGCAGCGCGGCCTGGAGTTCCTGACCTACACGCTCGGGCATTGGCTGCGGCGGATCGAGGATGCGATCTCGGCGCTGCTGCCGAACGGGCAGTTCGTCAAGTTCAACACCCGCAGCATCCTGCGGCTGGACGCGGAGACGCAGGCGAAGGTCGACCTGCAGCGGGTCGCCGCGAAGATCGAGGCCCCGTCCGAGATCCGGGCCCGCGATGGCATCGACCCGATGACCCACGCGCAGCAGGTTGAGGTCGACATGGTCCCGCTCGGCGTGGGCCCGCTGGGGCGCCCGACGGCGCTGCCCGGCATCAACAATCCACACGGCCCGGAGGCGCCAGTGCCTACGTCCGACAACCCCGCGGGAGTCTGACCGTGACCTTCGAGACGCGCACTGTCGCCGCCGAGTTCGAGATGCGCGACGACGCGACGACCGGGGCGCCGATCTTCGAGGGCTACGCGTCCGTCTTCAACCAGCCCTACGACATGGGGCCCTTCTTCGAGCAGGTCGACCAGCGCGCGTTCGACCGGACGCTGGCGATGGAGCCCGACGTGCGGCTGCTCATCGACCATGCGGGGCAGCCGCTGGCCCGGACCAAGTCGGGCACGCTGACCCTGCGCACCGACAGCCACGGGCTGCATGTGCATGCCCCGCTCGACCCGTCTGACCCGGACGTGCAGCGGCTGCTGCCGAAGATGCGCCGCGGCGATCTGTCGGAGATGTCGTTCGCCTTCCGCGTGCCGGCCGGCGGGGACGACTGGGACTACTCGCAGGACCGCACACTGCGCACCCTGCGGGAACTGAACCTGGCCGGCGGGGACGTGTCGGTGGTGACCTACCCGGCGTCACCGACCACCTCCGCGTCGCTGCGGTCCAAGGACCTGCACGAGGCGCGCTGCCTGTTCGTCGAGCAGACCGCCCGCGAACTCCGCGAGGGCCGGGCGCTGCCACCGGACGCCATCGCCAAGCTCAAGCACGTCCTCGACCTCATCTCCGCGTCGGATGACGCGGTGGACAAGGCGCAGCCGATCCTGGCCGACGTGCTCGGCGTGCCGAACCCGGACGCCGACGACGACGAGGCCGACGAGCCCGCCCCGAGCGGCCGGTCGCTGGACCTGGCGCGGCGGCTGGCGCTCGCCCTCGACGTCGCGCGCTGACAGACCACCCGCGCTAGACGCGGGTCGCACGAAACCGCAAGCAGCCCGGCTACGGCCCGCCTATTAGTACGGCACCCGGACGCCACCTCGACGCGGCCACCACCCCACACCACTCCAACCCCTTGAAAGGGGTGTTTTCGCATGTCCAAGAAGCTTTCCGAGATCATGCGGGAGCGGCGCGAGGCCCTGCGTGTCCAGCTGGACGCGATCGTGGCCGAGGCCGAGACCCGCGGCGAGGGCGGCAACATGACGCCCGAGGAGACCGCCAGGTTCGACCAGATCCTGGCCGAGGTCCGCGAGGCCGACGGCCGGATCGTCGAGCTCGAGCAGGCCGAGGCCGCCGAGGCGCGTGCCGCTGAGGTCCGCCGGGAGCACGGCGAGGGCGGCGAGCAGCGCCGCGAGCCGGTCAAGGTCAACGAGCCCGACATGTACGCCAAGGGCGGCCCGAACAGCTACTTCCGGGACCTGTTCAAGGCCGAGGTCGGCCGGGACTACAACGCCACGGAGCGGCTGCGGCGCCACGCCGCCCACGAGGTGGAGACCCGCGCCGTCGGCAACACCAACGCCGCTGGCGGGTCCGGTGGTGAGTGGGCGCCGCCCGCGTGGATGACCGACGAGTGGATCAACATCATCCGCCCCGGCCGGATCACCGCCAACCTGTTCAACCACGAGGACGTCCCGTTCGGGATCTCCTCGCTGAACTACCCGAAGCTCCTCACCGGCACGACCGTCGCGCTGCAGAGCACCCAGAACTCCGCGCTGTCCTCGACGGACCCGACCACGGGCTTCATCCAGACGGGGTTCGCCACCATCGGCGGCAAGAACGTCGTCAGCCAGCAGCTCATCGACCAGGCCCGCAACTTCGACAACGTCATCGTTGCGGACCTCGGCGCGGCCTACGCCCAGCAGGTCGGCACCCAGGTGTTCACCGGCACCGGCAACGGCTCGGGCACCAACGCCGTCGTCAACGGCCTCGGCGCGGCGACCGTCGGCACGACCCAGACCTGGACGCAGGCCAGCCCGACCCCGGCCGGCTTCTACGGCCAGACCGGTTCGCTGCTGTCGCAGTTCCTCACCAAGCGGCTGATGCCGCCGTCGTGCTGGGTCATGCACCCGCGGCGGTGGTACTGGCTGGAGTCGGCCACCGACAACAGTGG